AATCCCAAGTATCAACCATACGCGTTCCATCGGTACGTCGCAGCCCAGCTTGACCAGTTCCTCGAAGCCTTGGAACGGGGGGAGTCCCCACGCCTCATCATCAACTGCCCACCGCAGCACGGAAAAACCGAAACCGCGGCGTATGCATTTCCTGCATACATCCTTGGGCGGCATCCAGACTGGCCCATTTCGGCCTGCACGTACAGCCAGGATCGTGCCAATGAAGTCGGGTGGAACGTCCGTCGCATTCTCACCAGTACCGAGTTTGCAACCGTCTTCCCCCAATGCACGCTAGACCCGTCCTGCCAGTCCATGGACGAAGTGAAAACCCTCCAGCGTGGTGGGTATCGATCGGTAGGCATGGGCGGAGGTTTGAGCGGGTACACGGTGAAAGTCGCCATCATCGACGACCCACACAAGGACTTGGAAGACGCAGACTCGGATGCCCGGAAGCAAGTCGTGCGGGCGTGGTGGGAAGGCGTGTTGCTCCCGCGTATGGTCGATCCAGGTGGCATTATTGTCATCCAAACCCGGTGGGCGGAAGAGGACTTGACCGGGTGGATTTTGGACGTGCAACGAGCGCTACCCGAAAACCTACGCACCCCGTGGAAAGTCATCGAGTTCCCGGCTATCAACACGGAACCGGACCCGCTACTAGGCCGTCCACTCAACGCGCCCCTCTGCCCAAAACTCAAATCCATCTCATTCCTCAAACAACTTCAAGCCACGCTGTCGCGCCGGGTGTGGAGTGCCGTGTACCAGCAACGGCCAACGCCGGACGAAGGCGACATGTTCGCGGCGTCGCTCATCAAGTATGCTCCGTTTCCGGCGGACACAAAAGGCGAAACCATCATCGGGGTGGACTTAGCCGCATCCGAGTCGCAACAGGCTGACTACTCCGTCATTGCCCCGGTGACATTCCTCGCCAACCAGGACGCTTATGTGCGTACCATTACCCGGTTCAAGGGCATGGACGACACCGTAAACCGCATCCTGGCGGCGGCGGAACGCTATCAGGCGTCGTCAATCGTTACCGAACGTACACAAGTTAGCCTCGCTATATGGCCAGTCCTACAAGCAGAAATGCAATTACGCCGGAAGTACTATCGCCTGCTACACCCGGCTCCAGCGGGGAAGGACAAGCGTGTCCGCGCATTCCCGTTCAGGGATTGGTTTGAGCGCGGCAAAGTCGTGTTCACGGACGAGGCGCAGCTACAAAACATCATCAGACCGGAAATGCTCAGCTTTCCGGGGGGACGACACGATGATTGCTGCTTCCCTGCTGGAACGCCCATAGTAACTGCGCGTGGGGTAGTACCAATAGAGGAAGTCACCACAGAGGACCATGTGATAACGAGGTTCGGGTGGAAGAAGGTCACAGCATCCGCCTGTACCGGGGTCAAACCAGTCGTCACCCGCTACGGAATCACTGCGACGGCGGACCATCCGGTATTCACTTCCCGTGGATTCGTGTCCCTTGACGCGGTAACAAGGGACGATATTCTACTGGAATGGAACCAAACACAACAGAGTTTCAAGGCCGTATCTATCGCAGATGGCCGGACAGCCCACACCGACACCTCAGGGTCTATTTCTGGGTGCATGACATCAGTAGGGATCCTCCAAGAGCACTACATCGGGACATATGGGAAGCCGAGAACGGGCCAATCCCAGCCGGATATGTCATCCACCACACGGATAAAAATACATTCAACAACGCGCTTGATAATCTGCGGTGCATTCCTCACTCTGATCACGCCCGTGAGCACATGCTGGAACGCATTGAAGCGGCTCCTGTGGGGTCCGTCGAAGCGCACCTGGAGAGTATCAGACCTCTTGCATCCAAATGGCATCGTAGCGAGGCTGGCCGAGAGTGGCACAGGGAGCACGCAAGAGCGTCTGGTTTCGGCCAGCGAGTGTACGGAGAAATGCCCTGCGTCCAGTGCGGAAAAGTCTTCATGCGGCGGAGCGCGAGAGCTACATTGTGCTCTCCCTTGTGTCGTTCCCGGTGGGGAGAAAAACAACGTAAGCCCAGGAAACCTAGGAACCCCCGTTCCGGTTTATAATCTTACGGTAGAAGATGCACATGAGTTCGTCGCGTGGGGGGTACTCGTTCATAACTGTGACGCCCTCGCGTGGGTATTCCGTAGCCTACCAGACATCTGGGGAAGCACACAAAGCACAGCCGTTACCCCGCCACCTCCACCCCCACAGCCGCCGGGGACAACGTTGGAGCAGGTCAAGGCGGCAATCAACATCACAAAAGTGTCCCGCATCAACCAGTTTCGGCGGACGGCGCTAACACGGCCTAGACTATGGTGAGATTTCGACCCCGTGAACCTGGGCTGTATCTGCCCGATGGTAGCACCATCGCTTTCCCTATCCTCCCACTCCGTCGGCGCTACGTACTTTTGCCGTGTTCTGTGCTCCCGCTAGCGGCGCATGGCTTCTATTTCCAGCGACAAGACGGGGTTCCAATGGTCAATTTCATCGGATGGCGGCGGTCAAAACCCTGCCAACAGCACTTCAACCTCCCTGCCCATCCTCCTGTTGTTGACAGCCTTCCCGTCGGTTGTAGTCTTCAACCTCATAGGGGAACATAACCATGACCGAACCTCGCTACATCTCGAACGCCCTCGAAGTGTTCGACCGCGAACCGCTCCTGCCGGGCAGCCCCGCCAACATCGACAGCTTGGCCGGAACCACGCTGTATGGCGTGGATCAGCCCGCGAGTGACGACTACACGAAAATCCAGTTCTGGAAGGGTACTGGCACGACCATTACCCTCGACACGACCATCGACGATCTGGATAATACCACGGCTCTCACCGCCGCTACCTACATGCACACCATCGTGCTGAAAAACGGCGTGCCGTTGGTGCCAATCGACCCTGCCGGTGGTGGTTCGCCTTCAGGTTCGCAGTTCAAAGTCACGGGTGCATTGCAAATCACCCTCGGCACTGCCGCCGTTGATACGGACGAGTTCACCATCATTAACGGCAAGACCCAAGGCATCTCCACCATCACTGGCGGTGCGCTCACGGCTGGGCGAGTCTACAAAGAAAAGATGAAGCGTTACCTGTACAGCGCAGGCAACGTCAACGTGACTCGTAGCCCGTGAGCACCGAAGGGTATCGCATGGCCAAGGCACCGCCAATGCCTCAAGGGGACGATCCGGTTGTCTGGATGCGTTCGCTGTACGAGATGGTCGTCAATCTCACCATTCAGATCGACGGCCTACGTACCGAGATCCGCAGCTCCTCCGCCGAGGAGGAGCTTGCCCGCATCCAGACGGAGATCGAAACGCTGCGTACCATGACCAGTGGTCAGGCGGTACGGCTGGAGAAAGCCGAGGCTCAATTGAACCTCGCCCGGTGGATTGGCGGTGGCATTGGATTGTTAGCACTTGCTACTTTATGGCGAGTCTTAGGAGGCTAACATGGAGTGGAGAACGCAACAACTCATTCTGGACACCGGGCTTTCTGTCATTCTCGGTGTCTTGCTCGTCGCGTTTACTGGTTGTTCCTGGATCGGTCGCGCACAAACCGCTAGTGTCACGCAAACCACGGGCACCCAAAACGGGCAGCCAGTGGACATCATTACCGTGACCAAAACCGAAGAGCAAAGCGAGAGCAAGGCGACGGTGGATATACAATCCATCGTGTCCACAGCTATGCGCGCTGCGACTGGCGATATGTCCAAGCAAATCAGCGGTCTGGCGACGCAGATCGCAGGACTACCAACCCCTCAACAGGATGGCGGCATACCGTGGGCCGAGGGCGGAACGATCGCAACGCTGCTCGCGTGGGCCACTAGAGAGACCCTTGCACGCCGGGCACAGGCGAAGCGCGACGCAGAAGAGCTGGTTAAGACGCAGAAAGACCGGGACGTCGGCTGGGACAAGGCGTTGGAGAATGCGCGACGTCAGTCTGACTTGTCCAATCCGTAAACTACCGTAGCATGTAGGCATGACTACTGCACGCGATCAGAGCCTCGAAACCCTCGAAAATCTCCTTGAGGTGCCGGAAAACCTGCGGGGAGTCTACCGGTGGGCACCGTTGCTGCGCCGATACGTGTACGAAACAAGCCTGCATCTCGACGATGCAGATATCGTAGCGACCAACTACATCGTCCGAACACAGCAAGTCGGTCTGGCCCAGCTCGACCATGACGTATCTATCGACGTGCGTCCGGCCCGGAGCATGTTGCCCCTCGAAATGGACCCGACTCCGTTCACCATCGAACCGGGAATGCGGGCATTTGCTGAGACGTGCGAGATCTTCCTGGACAAAGTGTTCCAGCACATGCTCCACATCCAGGTCAAGCAGCCGGTTATCATCCAGGAAGCGATGACGGCACCCATTTCCTGGCTAAAAGTCGTGTATTGTGAGGATGCACAGAAAGATCAGCTCGGACGGACGCTCACAGACCCACTTATCACCATGACGAAGCGGTTTTCCACCCTGCTCGCGGAGCACCGGGACGACAAGTGGGATAAAACGCATGTCAAGTACAAGGAGATGCGCGACTTATCGGAGGCCATCAAAGCGCGACAGATTGAGCGTCTGCGTTGGGAGATCGCTTCAACGCCTATCGAGAACATTGAGCACATCGACATTGACGGGGTGAAGCATACGGTTGAGGTGGACGATCCCCGGATGGATGAGATCGAGCGTATTCAAGACCTGCCATGGGCCGAAGTCCCCGAAGTCCCGTTTTATCAAGGCTTCGACTTGCTCCCGGTACTCATGGACGATATCCGGTACGACTGGACATGCGCGCATGTGGCTGGGATCCAAACGATGCGGTACATTGCGCATCGTATGTTCCTGACGTTGGAGGAGATCAAGGACTTCTTCGGCACCATCGACGAGGACATCGTGCCAAACTGCCCGTCTGAGTACTACCAAACCGGCGGGATAGAAACACCGGAGTTTGAACGCGGACACACCGATCTTGAATCCCCGACACTCGGACAGCTCCGGGCGGTGTGGGAGTTCTACGATCTCACGAAGGGCAAGGTAGTTTATTGGGTGGACGGGGCAAATAAGCCCGGGCGTGTGGACACCATCATCACCGAGACCACGCATCGGCACCCATTCTTCCCGCTCATTCTGAACCCGGTATCTGGCCGGTTGGAAGGTGTGTCGGACGTGATGTTGCAGATGCACCTTCAGGATGAGATCAACCGTAAGCGTACCATGGGGCGCGAGATGGAGCGGAGTGCGGCACCACGATTCGTCGCGCCGCGAGGGGCGTTCACCGACGAAGAGCTGCAACACATGCAGTTCAGCGATCCCTACGACATGATCCTGACTGAGCGTCCGGACGTCCACAACTTGATACACGAACTCGCGCCCGCACGATTCGATCCGCGCCTCACGGACACCAGTATGAGTCGGGTCGAGCTGGAGATGATGTCCGGTACGCCCGGGTCCGGACTAGGCGGGACAGGGAGCGCGAACTTCGCAACGGAAGAAGCCATCGCCAATGAACAGATGGGGATTCAGTCGAACCGGCGTATGCGGTTGCTGGAAAAGACTTATGCGGACGTTGCCCGGTACATCCTCGAAATCGCGCTTCAGAGTATCCCGGAATCAACCGTCCGCGAATGGGTCGGCCCTGGAGCCGTCTGGCCGTTGCTCACGTCAGATACAATTCGCTACGCCCTGGGGCTGGACATCAAGGTGAGTCTGCGAGGAAACCCCGATCAGACGCAGGCAGTTCGGAAGGTATCTGAGCTAGCCGGGTTCCTGCGCGACTACACGGGTATTCCGATCAACGGTTTGTCCGCAGCGAAACTACTGGACAAACTGCTCGACACCCGTGGCCTTTTGGCGGACCTCATGCCCCCAATAACGGGGACGGAGGCAGCACAGCTCAGTGGAATGGCGGCAGCACAGCCGCGTGGATCCGCACCTGCCACGTCGGGCAGTCCTGGTGGGGTACCAATGGCCGCGCCACCGGCACCGACTTCCGTTCCAAACAACCCTGTTGCGTAAACTCATGGAGGCAGTAGAGTCCAGCTATGGCCACTGATACCGAACCAAGTTCGATGCAACGTGCATTGGAGATCCTCGGCAACCTTGGGACGGAGGACAGCCAACCCCCGGCGGCCCCCACCAACGACGGCGGCGACGACGACGCGCAACTGGACGCTCCCGACACCGCACAGATTGACGACGGTGATGGTGATGGTGATGGTGACGGTGACGGTGACGGTGACGGTGACGGTGACGGTGACGACAGCCAACCCGTGGCCAAAGATGACGACGGCAATCCGCAGCCCGACGAAGATCCCCCGGTCCTGGACGAGGATCTGATCAAGCTCGCGGACAAACGAACCCAACGGCGCATCAAAGACATGATCGCAGAGAAGGAAGAGAATGAGCCGTATACCGAGTACGGTAAACAGCTCGTTCAGACCTTCCACGACGCTGGGCTTGCTCAGGCTGACGCTAACTACTGGATCAACCTCGGCGTCGAGATCCACACGGCTACTGACCCCGCGAAGCAACAGGCGCTGGGGCAACAGCTCCTCGCTGTCGCACGGTCCCTGGGCGTTTCTACCCAGTCAGCCTTGACAAAGGACGTAATGATCGCTACATTGAAAACAACCGCGGACAAGCACAACCTCGGCTTAGATGACTCGGACCTGGATAGGATGGCGAGTGATCTGCTTGAGAAGCAAAAGCCAGCGGAGAACGCGCCAGCACCGCGCCGATCCGAGCCGGATACTATCCGGTCCCCGGCAGCAGTGAAGGCGAGACGGGATCTTGAGAACTTTTTCGGGCAACTGAAGAAGGAATACCGCGTAGATTACGACCGCATTCGCGGCGAGATCATCGCACAGCTCAAGCTCGCGGCGGGGATCGCCCCAGAGAACATGGTGAAACTGGCTAGCGTGGTGAAAGACGCGGTACTGGCTAAGTACAAGCGAATCACCCCACCAAAGGCACCAGCGGCTCCGGTATCGCGCACCGCATCGAAGCCCACGACAATGAAGCCGGAAGACCGGAAACGGCTTGCGGTTGAGATCTTGGGCGGTTTGAAGATTTAACCATCCATCCAACACGAAGGGCTAACTCATGTTAGGTCTATCCCCCGAAGATTCCGCAGCCGTCCTCTCCGCTGCCCGCGAGCACGTCGAAGACAGCATGGTGAAGAACGAGCGCTTCAAAACCACAACCCTTGATATGTTCAAGGCCCGGGCCAAGACCGCCGCTGGTGTCGAGTACCGCATCATCTTCAAGAAAGATAGCGGTATGGTCATCCAAGGCATCGAAGCTGGCGATACCATCAACTACCAGACCAACGACGTTGCACAAACCGCAACGTTCCTTGGTAAAGACATGGCGATGGGCTTGGTCATGCACCATGCCAAGTTGCGCGCCGCCCTCAACACGATCAAACCGTTCACGATTACTTCCCCGGCTGGACTGACTAAGCAGGTCAAGATGCAGCTCGGTCAGCAACGGTTTGCGTTGATCGCTGAATTGCTGGAAGACATGGCCTGGGAATGGCGCAAAGATCTCAACCGTATCCTCATCGGTGACAACGCCGCCAGCCCGAAGCTGCCGACTGGCCTGTTCGGTCTGTTGAGCTTCACTCCGACCGTGGGCACCTACGGCACCATCCCCCGCGCTGGTATGCCTGCGTTCCAGAACCTCGTCCGTCTTGGTTCTACTGTGACGGCGGGCGGTTCGCTCGGCCCTGATCTGCGGTATCTCATCAACGAACTGCAAATGTACAACGTGGATGAGCCGAAGTACTCCGGCCCGTTGAAGATCCGTGCAGGCCGCGAATGGATCGAAGGCTACTTGGCCTACGCACAGGCAAACGGTCTGTTACCGGAACGGTACGCTGGCGGTGCTGGCATTGATATCGGTCTCGGTTACATCAACAACAAGCATGCCGGTATTGAGATCATCCACCATGTGGACTGGGACTGGTTCTCATCCAAGGGCTATGATGCTGGCTATGCGTA